ACAAGATTAGAAAACTAAACAAACGGCTTTCTAATGCAAAGAAAGGATCCAACAATAGAAGAAGGAGACTGTTTGAACTCCAACAAACGTATCGTAAAATAAACAATCTTCGATCGGATTTTCAATGGAAATTGGCTCATCAGTTATGCAAACAATATGATTATATTTTCATTGAAGATCTAAACATTGAAGGAATGAAGCGTTTGTGGGGAAAGAAAGTTTCTGATCTCAGTCATTCTTCTTTTATTGACAAACTTACGTATGTTGCTTCAAAGTATGGAGTGATAGTACACAAGATTGACAAATGGTATCCTTCTTCCAAAACTTGTGAATGTGGCTGCATTAATAAAGGACTGTCGTTACGCGACCGCACGTGGGCGTGCCCGGCGTGCGGCGCCATTAACGACCGTGATGTTCTTGCAGCTCGTAATATACTTCGGAAGGGCATTTCCGAATTGGAGAGTATGGGTAATTCCAGCGATAGCAATATCGGGGTTCCATACGTTTGTATCCAAGAATCCCATTTGCTTTAGCTATGGGAGTATGTCAAGATACACTAAATACAGGGCTAAACCGATGATTGCTATCGTAAGGATATTAGCTAAAACGCATCCGATTATTATTTGAAACATGATGATTATATGGTAGATAACGCTACCACACGCTTTAATTATTCAACTTTTTACAAATATAGCAATTGTCCCAACCATAACAAGATCAAAGATGTTCGTTATTAACATCGGACACCCATTCTTTAGATGAAAGAATAGATTCAAACTCAGAAGAAGAGCTGTCATATACCGGATACGGGTATTGAGGTTCGTCATCAGCCTGCATGTCTAAAGACTTAAATAGAAGGTCATAATGTTCTACATGTAAAATAACTTTAGAGCCATCTACGCTCGCTCTTGGGCTGCCTATTCCTAATTCACGCCTCTTTTCTTCAGATACGGAATCATATACTTCTATTGGTATGATAATGAATTTCATATTACTTTGATTTTAGGGTTTGTAAATAGTTATATGCTTTGATACATTCGTCTTTGGAGAGGTTTTTACCATCGTAGATAGCTAGGTTTTTAAACGCCATTTTGGTGAAATTAGCACTGTAAGATGCAATATTTAAACTAGATTTACTACCACCTGATGCTATCTGAACATCAGGTTTCAATATCTCCGTCCAGTCATTAAGATATATTCTTCCATCCGAACAAAAGGCATTAATAGATTTACTTTGTATTTTAATGGATCCTCCCGCGAAGTAGATAGTTACGCCATCAAGGGAATTATACAAAAACGTAGACGACACTTTTATTATACCACAATTGGAGGGAATATTTGATAACATTGTCCAATTGCCAACAATCGTCCAATCTTTATTAAGTGTAAAGAGACTGCTTTCAACTTTATCATCCACCCCATCAGTAATGAGGTATCCTTCGTATTCGGGGATTTGTTCAACTAAAACATCTACTTCTTGTGAAGAATTATACCATATACCATTCGTAGAAGTTGCTGCATACTGTTTTTGGAAAGTGTATGTACCATCTTTATTAACGCTAATATATTCACCGCTTTTGTTTGCATTTCCAATTAAACAACGATCACCTTCTTTCATGCCTGTGATACGTATCTTCCAATCAGCAGAATTAGATATATTTGATAAAACTAAAACATTACCCCTGTCTCCAGTTCCGATTATTCTAAACGAATCTTTTTTTACATCTGTGGGCTTAACTGTATTATCTCTAAGACTAAACGAGTTGAAATTATATGCATACAACCCATACCCACTCCCTTCTGCAAACCCAAAATTCGACAGTACAAGATCATTACCATTGCCCGTAATGTTGGCAATAGTAGCACGATCTTCGTCCTCGTTGGTTTTGCCGGTGACTGTCCATGCTTGGTCGGGGAAGAGCCAGGGATAGGTTTTGACGAAGTAGTCTTTGATCTTGGTCAGTTCTTCTTCGGTGGCATCGTGATCGAGAAATACAAGTTCCCAGATAGCGGCATTAGCGTAATTTCCTACATTAATTGGAGCTAATTTCCCAACATGTAGCACATCTGTTCCCTTAAAACTACCAGGTGTAATCGAAACACCATTATAACTTTTAGATGTCTGATAAGTAAGGATGTGTGGTAAATCCTTTTCACTCTTTATTGCTCCAAAAGAGATAGAATGGAGGTTTTTTGTATAAAAATATTCTAAAACGAAGGTACCATCTTCGAACCAACTCCCTACATTAGATACTAATCCGCAGAGTCCTTCACCCTTTGAAATCCACTGTCTCAACGCCACAACCGTATATCCCTTTTCCTTAGTCAGAATGGGGAAGTTATCACAGACACCATAATCGTCTACTCCGTCAAAGACAAGTGCACCGGGGTAGAGGGGAAGTTGTTCGATGGTAAGTTTAGATCTATACCATCTTTCAGGATATTTTTCTATAGATAAATAGAGAGCTTCTGCCAAAAAGTTAGACGGAATTATTTCATACACACCATCTTCTGACATGTAAAAACGATTGCCCAATCGATCATCCAAAAAAGCATCGCAACCTTCTGGTATGCCTGTTACTTTTAAAACGCAAGATTGACGTAATTTTATATTATGGTACAATAAACCCAATGAGGCATTTTCTTTAAATGTTGCTGTTATTTTAATGCTATTTCTTTCATAATAAGCCGCCGTTGAATTTGTGCCCCACTCATCTATGTCTACAGCATATCCGCCAACCCCGGACATCCCAGACCAAGCGAAATTCTTCATCTGTAAATCATGCCCATTACCTGTAAGGTCTTTCCATACAGGGTTCTCTGCCATTTGTTCATTAGTAAGACCTAATGCTGAATATCTGGCTACTATGCCTTCTATGTCTGGGAAAGAATTAGCATTACATGGTAAATCTAATATCATCTTCGCATACTCTTTAAAAGGTATGGAAGTAGGTATATCATACCCTTTAGATATAAGGGCTTGCCTTATATCCTCTTTGGTATTTATAATCCTCATTAACTTGTCCGATATAGTCCCCATCACACTTCCTCCCCGTTTATGTAATCCAATACCGAACCTATATCTCCGATGTCCGATTTTATTGACTCACCTTGAGAATATATTTCAATAAGTTTCTGATATAAGGTATTATCCCCTATACGATTATTATCTGTAGCCTGCTGCTCGATCTTAGTTATCGTATCAGGATCTTCGTACTTAGTACCATCAGGACCATACCATTCATCCGTTAAATTAGTGTATTTATGACGGACTGGAGTCGGTATAGACTCCAATGTTATTAAATAATATTCGTTACAACTCATGACAATAAGATTTAATGGTTACAACAATTGCATCTACAAACCGTCTTTACATAGCCAGCAGGAATAGCAGCCAGCGTCGTCCCTACGGCTATCGCCGGGTCAGTGCTTTCCATAACCGTCAGTGCCATCTTGTCTATGTCAAGATCGTTGTTGTAAACTATTTCTCCCTCTACGTAAATGCTGCCTGCATCAGAACCATAGCAGTCTTTTACCTGTCTTATATGACGTTGGGTAGCAGACGCAAAATCGCACTCGATACTCAACCATCCTACCGGTATCTGATCAATATTGGATCCAATATTGTAATCAGGATCGGTTGTTTTAAGGACCATATGTCTCAATTCCCTTGTATTTCCGTATCCGTCCATTGTTATATACGTCCGGATCTGAACCTTTCCCTTTTCCGTCTTATAACAGTTTTCTACTATTTCTGTATCGGATGTAGTAGCATCAGGGAAATCACAAACAATACGCTGCCATCCTTCTTGTATTTTATTGAATGTGGCACCTCTTTGTATATCAGGATCGGTTGTTTCCATAACAATAAGATACTCGTCCCGGACTCCTATTATGCTATCTACCGACCTATATCCTCCAAGATGTATTTTACCACCAGGAGTTGTATAGCATTCATCTACGGACATGATATGCCTTTCCGTAAGATCAGGAAAGTCACATTCGGTTTTCGTCCATTCATTAGGTATCTTATCTATTCTCGTCCACTGAGGATAAGCGACGTCCGTTGTCTTAACGATATAATAATACTGTTCCCTTACACCAAGAATAGCATCAATAGCTTGATAACCTTTTATATTGACCTTACCACCATCTGTCTTATAACATTCGTCCACTTCAACGATTTCCCGGTCTGTCATATCTGGAAAATCACATACCATCCTCACCCAATCTTCGGGTATGGAATCCAATACGGTCCCTACCTTAATATCAGGATCAGTTGACTGAAGGACAGTATAAACCTCTTCCCTGGATCCAAGAATATTATCTATGGCTATCAAGCCTTCTACCTGCACTTTCCCTTTTTTAGTAGTGTAACATTCAAGAACATAAGTTACATCTCGTTCTGTCATGTCAGGAAAGTCACAAACCATTCGAACCCAATTTTCTGGAATTAGCTTAAAAACATGCCCGGCAGGGAAATTATCGTCAGTTGACTGAATAACAGTATAGATAGATTCTCTAATGCTTATCTTATCATCTATGGCTTCCAATCCTTCTATTTCAACCTTACCATCCGGAGTCTTATAACATCTACTTACAAACGTAATATCACGTTCCGTCATATCAGGAAGATCACAGTCGATCATAACCCATTCATCTGGTATCTTAGTAAGAACCTTACCTACCGGATTATCCATGTCGGTACTGTCGGTAATTCTATGGGTTTCTTTAAGAACATCCATCTGATCGTTAAGAAGATACCAACTCCATACTTCAACCTTTCCACCAGGTGTACGGTAACATGTTTTGAAATCTTTGATAACTTTCTCAGCTATGTTAATCCACTCCCATTCGGTTGTGGCCGGAATACCAGAAACAGGATGCTTCTTGCCTTCTTCGTCAAGATACCAATAACAGCCATTTAAGGACACAACCACTTGGTAGATTTTGTCCCCTATTTTTATACCGGATTTGCTGTCATCTACCGGTTGGGAGGAACCCCATTTTCCAACTATGTTGGTTATTTTGTCAATGCCCCTACCAAAGGCACCGGCTAAAAAATCCACGCCATTCATATGAAACTAACTTATTTCAAATTGTTTTATTACAAAAAGGGGGTGGAGGACCAGCCTCCTCCCCCTTGGGATATATAGAAAAAAGGAAAATCAAATCTTGCATGGCTTGATATTTGCCGAAGCAGCTAACAAGTCCATAAGGTCTTGAATACCTTCGTGAGCGCCATACGGTACATGGAAGTGTACTGTAATATGATCATCAATTACCCTACCGAAGCCGTTAGAGTAACGTGCCGGCTTCAATGTTACTGAATAATCAGCATACGGAGCCAACAGGTCTAAGCGGGTTTCTTCGTTGGTAAACATACGTTCCATAAGTTCTTGATGAGTCTTACGGAAGTCGAAGAACATACGTTGTTCGCGTTCCTTATCAAGCAATTCAGCTCCAAGGTGAGTGCGCGGAGCCCAGTGCTGTTTGTATTCTGTGTGGATCGGGTTGAAGTACGTGCTGATAGCCTCACGTTGTTCATCCGGATAACCACCATTTACAGCAATACGAACAGATCCTTCCTGGAATGTCAGACGGTCAATCAAACAGTCAGACGGAGAAATCATATAATCTATACCACGGAACAAAATACCGCATTTGCAATTCTTAGGTAACGGATCGGCAATAATTGTACTATCACCAGCTACAGCACCCAAACGTTTCCAATTGCGTCCACGATAAGATTCTGGGGCTTTCGATACAAAGAAATCTTTGAAAATGTCATCACATTCGTCACAAACCATATTAGTTACGACCGTTGTTTTAAACTTGTGTTGACATCCACCAGATGTACCATAATCTTCGATTGTCAGATACGGGAATGCCGCCTGTAATTCTGCTTTTGCACTACCACCACATTCATCATCCGGCAACGTGATTTCATAAGCTTCTTTCGAAATCTTACAAGAACCACATGCTTCCCAGCTAACAGTAGTAACAGTAGGATTACTACACATATCTGCTGTTTTAGCAACGAACGTTACTGTGGCTGTCGGATTAGTTTCTACAAATGCATCGATATCAGCCTTCGTCAGTTTCTTGCTTACGGCCACAGTGTACATACCTACTCCGCCATCTTGGGCTGCTGTTTTCTCGGCAGTGCTACTAACGGCATTCTTAATGCTTTCTACTACAGTAGACTGATCAACACCATCATCCTCTAACGTTACGGCATAGATCAAACCGCCATCTACCTTAGTATATCCTTCAGGACACTCTTCGCAGCCTTTCATAATAGAAGACAGCTTTTGAGTATAATCAGCAGGCTTACCGCCTTCTTTCATCACCTGATATTTAGATGTAGAAAGATGACGTCCAACTCTCTTAATGTCCAAACCAGGATAAGCGGCCTTAAGTTGAGCCAAAGCATAAGCATCGCCAGTATCACACATCTCCATACAATAGAAATTCATGTCTGTTTCTACCGGAGCTTTTTCCAATTCATCACAAGAATGTATAGGATGGATTTCAACAAAGTCACCTACCTTACCACCACCTGCAATAGGCTGATTCTTAATACGTTCTATTGTTTTCAAGATAGCGGCCAAAATATCAACATCTTCGCAAGGATCACATTCTGAGCACATATCCTCACGACCTGGACAGTTTTCGAAAATAATGTAATCATCGATATTCACCTCACCCATCGGATAACCACGAAGCTCGAACAAACGTCCTGTCAGCTTAATATGGATAGGAATACGATCGCCTTTTCTTGCTGTAATAGCGGTATTGTCGTCAATTCCGTTATAACCGAAAATAACTTCATCTACTTTAATTTCTTTGCTCTTCGGAGCAGAAGCATACACTTCTATAATTTCATCAATAGCAAACGTAGGTGTAGAGAATGATTTATCATCAGATACACGGTCGTTCACCATCTCATTACGTCCGATTCTGATCTGGAAACGTTGTTCGTCCTTACGATAACCCTTCAAATCAGTCAATGCTTTCAAACCATCTTTAGTCTGCTCACCATCCAAATCATAGATAGCGATCTGACCTTCTTGAAGCAACAAAGAATCTACGTCCGCCAACTTAGCGTGCGGAGGACAGATAATATGTCTGTCATACGGTTTATGGATAGCCATAGCCTTACAATGTTTTAAAATTAATATTCTGTTATCTGCATCAAAAATAATGATAGTCATATAAGCAACAAAAACGATTAGAGATTAATTAATTTCTAATCGTTTTTGATAATATTTAATTCAATACATATCTTCCTTCTGTCACAAAGGAGATTGGACGTTGTTTGAATCTATTTGATAACGTCCGTATTCGCTTTCATTCAAAGCAAATTGCTTTTCAATCATGTTAAGGATAATACCAATTAATTTGTCATCTAATTCAGGATCTATATCAGTTGAATTAGAACCATCGGATTTAACATACCCTTCAATGTCAACTTCCTTCGGATATCGGTAATACGTAAGATAAACGGTGTCTACATCAAAACCAGACTTGTACACCCTTACCGAATCTTCGCCTATAGTGTAGAACGTTTCCCTAAAATCAAAATCAGGTTTGTTAAAAAAGTCGGCAAGAAGCTCATGCGGGTTTTCGTTCTTAGCCTCCCACATGGTAAAATCAGTGACCGTGCATTCACCTTTGGTAAATACGCCTGATATGTTTGAAAAAGAAAAGAAATCAGAAGGCAATGAAAACAAAGTGCTTTCCGGATTATCTTTGTCTCCTCTCTCGTCAAGTTCTTTTGAATACACAACCAGCTTTTGGATATAACGTATATCCTCTTCATTTTTCTTATCAAGGATATAACGAACAAGGCGGTTTTGTTCGTCATTAAAAAGCTGAACAAAACGTGCCTTGTCAAGTTTTATACCACCGTTGGTCATGTTTTCTTCAGCCTTCTGTAAGGCCCGGAGATAACAATCAACGATTCTCATAAATTATTATTTTTTGTCAGCGTATTGATCAACATCGAAACCTTTCTCATCTTCCTTTTTCTTCTTGTCAGACTTAGTGCCTTCTATTTTTTTATGCTTGTTCTTTAAAGCGTTATACGCTTCCAGAACACGTGACTTAGTTTCTAACATCGACTTATTGGAAGCAAGAGCCATAGATGCAGAGATGGCGTCGGCGCCCAGGAGCTCGCCATTCAGATACAGTCCGTCGGTGTTGACGGTGACAGCCAAGCCCTCAATCATTTCCCTGATCATACGATGGAATTTAATCACCTGCATCCCTTCGGAAGATTCGTCGTCAGATAAAAACCTTGAGCTTGCTTCTTTATACATGTCAACGTTCGTATTCTTGGCGTCAATCCAATTAGTGAATATGTATTGAACCATGCTCTGATCAAGCTCTACGCTGTATATGATGTCAAGATACAAAAGCAGATCGTAGATGCTTTTTCTTTCAGCCTCAGATCCTTTCAGTTTGTTCATGAACTCGTATAAAATATCAGCCTTGTCAATCTGACGTTGTTTCCTGATATCTACGGCCGTAGTCTTGTCTTCTACACAATAATAAGATTCGACATACATCGGATTACCGTCTTCCTCTTTAGGAGTAAGAGACTTGGACAAAATAGCTATATACAACTCAAATAAATCACGAACGTCATTAGTGTAGAACAAACGACCATCATACAAGTCAATTCTGTAAGAATCCCAGAAATCGAAGTTCTTTTGGTCCAGGTCCTCATTGACAGTTTCTTCAAACGGATACCGAATATTCTTAATACGCATATCCATTTCATTCTTCTTGTCTTCAAGTGAGTAACCTTTATAACATGCTGAATTGATGAAGAAACCGGTATCATACACCCTAAGATCCTTATCCCATCCACAACAAGATACTGTCTTGTTCCCAGGGAAAGGAGTCTTGGAAATACCTCTTTCCTGATATCCGGAAGGAGCTTCTTCATCCATCTTACCTGTTATAACATAAATAGAGTCGGAATATATCTTCATTCCTCCTACGGTAGCCAGCAGTTTCTTAGACTCATGGCTTTCTTTAAAAATCTTTTTTCCCATTTTTTTTATATACCCTACGTCTTTTCATATATGAAAAGACTATGTTAGAAACAAAATTTGCGGCCGGTTTTAAAGCCGACCGCAAGTTAATATTAAAAGTTATGATTACAAAGAGCTTGGTAACAATTCAATTGTTACAAACCGGCTGGTATCTTTTACCCAACAAGCCGATACAGAGTGGCACCAGAATTGTTCTGACATACGAGGATGGCTGGATACAATTTCTTGAGCCGATACTCTGGACGACCATCTACCTTGTTCGTAACCCCACCACATAGAACCGATATCAGGCTTAACGTAGAATACGTTGCTGTTGATATTACCAATACGAGCTTCGGCTGAAGCAGGGATGCCGGCGAATGCATTAGAGTATTCAGGAGCGGTCAAGTCTTCCATAATACATGAATATGATGTGATAGGAGTCATGCCGTCTACCAACTGGCTTCTATCTACCATATCAACGTAATCCAAAGAAGGTTCGTGTTCTACAATAACCTTACCAATACCCGGAATAGTAACGCCCTTGATCTTTACAGTTCCTAATTCAAGAGCATCATTTGATCCTGTTACCGGGTTATTGATGATACGTTCTGTACCCATAAGCGGAGCTAAGGCGCCTAATTGAGAGAAGAACTCATCACGGAAAATCTCAACGATATTCTTGTAAGCCATAGCACCTACCTTGAATTTCATTACACGATTTTCAATCGGCATATCGCTACGGCCACGGAAAATATAGTCAGCAGCAGCCAGGAAGTGTTCGCGCTTGATACCACCCGGACGAGCGTAGGAAATAACGAAACCACGGCGCAATTGGTGATACAGGCCTTCGTTTTTCATCAAAACACCATTATGGCCCTTGACTCTACCACCGCGCATGAACATAAGTTCGTATGCTTCCATCTTAGCCAACTCAGCCAAACAGAACAGAGATACTGTATTGGCTACACGAGCCGTACGCATATCAATGCTTCCATCACCAAGACGAGAACCGATGATAGCATAACTTGCATCACCTCCTCTGATTTCAGAAAGCTGACGAACTTTCTGGTAAGCTTTGTCGATGAAATTCTGTGTGCGTTCGTCCGCATAAGCCAAAGACTTAATACCGGCGTACATAGTCGTTTCACCTTCAACACCACGATGTCCACCAAGCGTAAATTCACAAGTCATAGAACCGGCCTTAGAAGCACCTCCTACGCCAGAGAACTGAGTAGAGAACTCACCAAGAACGTTTGTTACCTTCCAGTATTTAATACCGGCACGAAGCATGTCTTTCGGGAAGTATTTAGCACGAGAACGGCCCCACAACTTACACCAGTATCTCCAGTTTTCACCTTCTTGTTTCGGAGGACGCTCTGTAGAGATAAGAGCCTGGCAACCATTAATCACATCGTAAGTAATAACATCTCCTTGTTTAAATTGTGCATTCAACACAATTTCAAAGAAGCTTTCATCAATACCGGGTTTTGCATATTTCAAAGACGTATCTTCTACTGTAACTACCTCATACGTTTCTGATACCGGAAGATCATAACGGAATGAACCATTGATACCATTTACGGTAATAGTAGCATCCTGTTTGATCATACCCATATACATAGGCAGAGGATAGTTTGTAATGTTAGAAAACAACTCAAGCATACCCAGATGGTTCTTATCCGGATCTTCGTAGTACCAATCTTCTAAAGAGCTAAGATCGTGTTCTACGATACTTTGCTTAACGACTTTAGCGTCGGTATATCCAATCACCGTGTCACCATTCATGGTGGCCGGGAAATTTTTTGTTAAAAGTACATTAGCCATGAACGAAAAAATGTTTTAATTTTTAATCTATACTGATTTCATCGAACTTCACACCTTGAACTTGATCACCTTTATCATCTACCGGAGCCACCCTCTTGTCTTTATTTGTGTGGCTGATGAGCTTATAAATTTTCTTTTTCTCATCAACTACAGCTTGATTAGACTTCTGTTTTATGAACTCTCCTGGGTTCATAAGAAACATAATCAAATCTGGCGCTTCTTCCGGATTCATCATCATCTCCCTTACCCTATTAAATGCTTTGGTAATTCCGGGATTCGATTCAGAAGGTTTTAGGGCAAAATCAAGAGCTTTAGATACCATAGTGTCATTTAGCTGATACTTTTCCTGGATAGAAGACTTAAGGTCTTTCTTATACCTTCTAAAATCTTCTGCATCCTTCGCCTTCTTTTCGGCAGCCTCTTTAGTACGTTGCTGGATAATATCATCCATTCTCTTGTCAAGCTCAGCCTTATACTTTATAGCCTTTGCTTCAACATACTCTTCACCTTTATTGATAATGCCTTTGAAAAACTCATCAGCTTCATCTTTAGGCAACCCAAGAAGATCAACATAATGGCGAACGATCTTTATCTGATCTGCTTTGTTTTCAATGTCAAGCTTTTCTATAGGAGCTACATTCGTATCATATTGCTTAAGAATATCAACGATATTAGCTCCGGCCTTATCGGCCTGAATAAGCTTCTTAGTAATATCAGAAACAGAGGTAACATCTATCTTATCCTTAACAATGTCCTCTTTCTGGCTTTCAAGGACTGTAGATAGTATGTCACACAACGAATCTTCTTTACTAAAATCAAGATCATTGATAGTAATCTCTTCGCCGTTTTCACCGCTAAACACCACATCTTTCAAATCGGGAATGATTCCCCTTGAAGAAAGGGCATCCAATACTTTTCTGTAATTGATAACCGGGGTCTCTACCTGATCCTGATTAACATCAACTACATTCTCTTCTCCTTTTTTATCCTCTTTAGGATCAGGAGTAGGATCAACAACCAGCTCTTCTTTAATTTGAGAACCTTCTTCTACAGGCTTCTCATCTTTTTTAGCCGGTTCATTACCATTAATAGGCAGAATATCTTCTTCCCTATTATAAACATCATCAACCGGACCGATACTAAAAATATCGTCCAATCCTACTATTCCATTTTTTTCTAATTTTCCCATACTGCAAAAATATTTAAATACCTATATTTCAGACAAAAAACTTATAAGTGTTTAATCTCCACTAAAAATTAAATATCCCCAAATTTTATTAGAGATTTTCTAATGAAATTTGGGGATATTTAATCCTTAATTCTTATTGATTCCGGCTACATATCTTTTGGTGGCATCTTCCCTCGCTCGTTGAGCAAGCTCTTTGGATTTTAATTTTAACTCTTCCATTTTCATTCTCATTTCATCATCATGAAGTTTGGAATCGTTTTCAATTTTCTTATCCTCTATCCTTTCCTTGCTTTCTATATCAGCTTGCCTTACGGTCTGATCTGAAACAGAAGCCAGGAAGTTGAGGGAGGTGGCGTCGCTCTTGGCGTCTGCCGCCCTGCCTGCCGCCTGGATCTTCTCTTGAAGTATCCTGTATTGACCTTTCTTGTCTTCTAAAGCAAGTTCATGCTGACGTTGCTTATCCTTCTCAGCAGCTTCAGCTTGTATCTGTTGCTGGTTAAGCTGCATCTGATTCTGTTGTTGCTGCTGCATCTGACGCTCGTTGTATGCGCGAGTATTCCTTGCATTCTGTATAAGTTCCACCATAGAATCTGATGTGAAGATAGATGCAAGATCGTAAATGTCTCCTCCGGCCGTATTTAGCTGCAACATAAAGGTCTTGAACTTTTCAAGCTCATCCCTTTTCTTCGAGTTGGATAAAGCTTGAACACCAAGATGCCTTAGGCTAAGACCGTCGGTTCCTATAGATAAAAACGCTCTGGTAAGGTCACTTTTTGTGTACATTACAGAAATATCCTTTCCTTCTTCCTGGCATTGTTGAGCGACAGCCAGATGAAGATCCAAAGCGCGTTTCTTGAAGTAACCGAAGTTATCAAAGTATATCTGTGTTTGTAACATAGATGCTGTAACGCCCTGCTGGACCCCAGTGGCAGTCTCATACCTGTTGGGACCGTTAATTACTTGAGGCGTGATGCCAACCATTTCAAAACACTTCATCCTTGACCATTCAGCAAGCTCCATTCTTGTTTTAAGCTGCTCTGTCTGCGACAAATCATAGACGGCAAACTGGTTGAAAGGAACACCGCCTTTCGTGTTTTGAGATGAGGTATCTAATGTCAGAGCACCTACAGACTTAGCTACATCAAGAAGGTTTGCCCATATATCAGCCACATCTTCACCCAAATCCTTGTATTCACTTGGAACCAAATTAATATCCCCTAAGAAGAATTTACCGATCTCCTTTTCAAGAATATTGTTGATCTGGTTTATGGAGAAATTATAAAATATTTGATATGGCTGAATCCTGTTAGCCATAGAAGTACCAATATATCCGGCAACGGGTAGAACAAAGTCATAGATGTTGCTATCCCCTTTTATCTGGTGATCAATAGGTTCTCCATCCAGATACAGGTTGTCCTGAGCGAGGGCACCTCCACTGATTTTAACCCCGTACCTTACCTGTGGAACATAATCTACGAAATAGGTATTAATCTCCGGGTTCTCCATTCCCTTACTCATGGTCCTGGTAATTTTCTTAATACCATTTTCCTGTAAAAAGTCTTGAAGAAGCTCGTCGGTTACCATTTCAGTAGTTACTAATCCGGTTTCAGTTTGGTAGGTAATTACATACACCTGAGCCGGGGATACCCAATATGATTCAGTTACCTGATACAAATCACTACGAACATGCTCGTCGCTTAAACTCTGGGCACGGTTATAATAATTACCATGCTCTAAATTTGGCATAAATCTGGTTCTGTGATATTCGTTGCCATTACTATCGTATCCGGTATATGTGCCGGCTGGAATACCGTAATAATCCTCATAAGCTTTTATAGAAGCATAATCATTATATCCTTTCCAAGGTATTACCTTATTCTGATATAACATCCCTACACTCGCCGATTTGGATAAACTTACATAGCTCCCATTATCACCATTATAATAAGTGCCATTGAAATTATCAGCACCTCCTATAAGCTTTTGCTTGTCTTTTGCCGTAAGAAGATGCCCCCACCTTACTATAATATCATTGGCAGTATAATAATGAACACGACCAATATAATCACCGTACTGCGGATACTTGCTATCTAATGTCTTAGAATAAAACGTATTCAACGGAGACCATCTCTCCGGCTTATAATAGTCGTATCCTACATGATAGTTTCTAAAACAACGACCGGTAAGAAGATAGTCAATGAAATTCTCGGTGTCTATCTCATCCATGTAAAAACGCCCCCTGTCCGCCTCAAGCGTATGAGAACCCCATATGACCTCGGCAGTCTTCCATTTTGTATTCATGAAATTCTCTATCTCAGGAGGGGTCATAGATGCTTTCACCTCTTGTATCTGCTGAGCATAAGCCTGCTTTTCTTCTTCGCTGGCAAAATTATTATAATCCGGATCCAATCCTCTATTTAACAACTCTTGCCTAACCCTTCTGTCCAATTCCTCTCTAATGTAATTATAAAGAAGATTCTCCTTCGTGGAAGAATACTGATTCACTTCAGATTCATCCAGTCCAACTACATTATATTTGTCAGAAAGGTTGCCCAACCATCCTACAAAAGCGTTTACGATCGTACCTATTATATCATAATGACGTAAGAATGATGGAATATTTACATTGTCCCTTATAGACTGAACATCCTTAAGATAAGGAATTACATCTTTCAGCTCCATAAATGACAGCTTCCCTTCCATCATCCTGTAAAAATCTTTGAACTTTTGGTTCTCATCAAGCTGCTTCAAACCAATCAATTCAAGAGAATCCATAGTGGCTTTAAACCACTCCTTGGTTTTTCTCTTGGTAGGTATAGCCTGCACCGGCAAACCTGAAAATACTCCTCTGGCCGGAAAAGCCTGATCTCTATTGAAATATTCCATCCTATTATCCTATTTTTCACAAAGATAAGGAATTTGTTCTCGTCACCTCATTTTATACGGGTTATGTCTTCTTACCGTAAATCCTTTAACCTGTTCCATCTTCTTACGTTCCCTCTTCTTTTGATTCTCCTTCTGAGTCGTACTTTCAGGCATGTAACCCATATCATCATAATACTTAGCCAGAAGAAGAGCGTGGCCGAAGGCTATGATACGGTCGGTGTTGACCCCAGGGCCGAAGGCTATGATCTCATCAAGAAGTTCTATATCAGGGATACGGTAAATACCTTTCTGTGTTATTTCATTACCATCATCATCATACCCGACAACAACATCCTCCCAACAATATTGAATAACGGTATTGAAAAGCATGCGCTGATTGGGAACCGTAGGAGCCAAACCGAGCTTGTTGTTCTGACGGGCGCCAGCACGGATAATCTTACCGGCAAGACGTTCACCGTCTTCCAGTAACATGAGCTGCTTATTTCGTCTCGTAAGATACAGTTCATACATTCGATCGGCATTCTCCATAAGACACTTAGCCCCATACGCTTCTTGAAGTATTTCACAATTCCTACAAAAATCATCGGAAGATGGAGGACGTGATGCGTATGATCTGCGGTGCGGGCATAAATGTCGATAACAAGCCCCGGCAGGTTGTCTCCCTCCCCGTGCACCAGGCGATAGGTGTTGTTTGTCGGGTTTTATCCACCTGTATCAGCTGGTAGCGTTGATAATTGCTG